CTATAGAAATTGGTATTGTAGATATTGTAAAACAAGGGCGCGAACGAAATTTTTGGGAATATTATGATGAATAAACTCTTGTTTTTTTTATTGTTTAGCACAACTGTTTTTGCAGACAACGAAATCTTTGTAGATCAAACCGGGAACTCAGCTACTATAGATCTAGAACAGCTAGGCTCTTCAAACCTTATCGGCGGCACTAGCGCCACCACAACCTCAATGACTGCACTTGATCTCGATGGAGTGTCAATGACACTTGACATCAATCAAATAGGATCTTCAAACGTCTTTAGGTCTGACGGTATTGATGGCGATAACTTTACTGGTTTTTTTGAGTTTGATGGCGATAGCAATGTTTGGGACTTGTTGATGAACTCTACAGGTTTAATTACAGCTGATTATGTTGACCTTAATATTGATGTTACAGGATCTAGCAATGAGGCAGATATGAAAATAGCAGAAAACGCTGACTCCTCTTATCTTAATTTAGATTGGATTATCACTGGCGATTCTAACGTGTTTGATTTTGATATAGATTATGAAAACGCAGTCAACTATATGGACATAAACGGCAGCACTAACACAATAAATTTTACTGCTAGCGGATACTCTGGTACTACAGCATCTGATTCTGGTTATTTTAATTTAGATCTTGATGGCAGTAATAACACGCTAGATATCACACAATCTTCAACTTTAGCTCGTGATTGGTTATCCATCTCAACTAATTCTTCAAATTCTAATATTTGCGTCGTTCAAAATGATGGTGGCACCACCACTTCATGCTGATGCGATAGGAGATATTACTGAATTAAAAGGATACGGCAGAGTTGTAAGAGACGAGACTTTTGCTGCTGAGTTAGATTTTGACATAAACTCTTTAGATAATGTTGAAACCTCAGCTGGCCGCATCGCTATAACATTCTTGGATGAGTCTACTGTAAAACTTACAGAGCACAGCAATCTTCTTATAGACGAATATGTCTTTAATAGTAACCCCGATAAATCTAAAATGGCTTTACAGTTTGCTGGTGGCACAATACGGTTTATCAGTGGTAACGCAAATAAACTAAATAAGAAAAACATTACGCTATCAACGCCCACTTCACAAATTTTTGTGCAAGGCACAGATTTTGTGTGTTCCGTTGATCTTTTGGGCAAGGCGCTTATAATTTTACTCCCAGATGAATTTGGTAACGCAAGTGGTGAGATTGTGGTGCAAACCGCAGCTGGGCAAACTTTACTTAATCAACCTTATCAAGCAACCACCACTTCGATGTATGAGAAAGCACCAACTAAACCAATAACTTTAGACATAGATCTTAATTTTATTGACAACATGCTTATAGTCTCGCCACCCGAAGAAGAATCAATTAATGAGGAACAACAACAAGGCGAACAGTCAGATTATTTAGAATTTACAGATTTAGAAATTGATGCTTTAGCAGAAGACTTTTTGGAAGAAGAAGAAGACATGTCTTTTTCAGAACTAGATATAGATTACCTTGCAACAGACTTTTTTGAAAACTTGTTAGACGTGTTAGATGAGCTAGGCATAAAAGACGAGGAAGACCAACTAACAAACTTTTCTAACGGTGTTCAGCTAGTAGGCACTAACTTTGGGCAAGACCTAGAAACACAGATTACAACAATTATTCAAGGCAACCAAGTAAAGCTAATGCGTATGGTTAATCAAAACGCGCAAGTTTTAGTGGATGGTGATGATTCTTACACGGTTATCTTTATACAAGACGGAGTTACAAAGACAGTACAAATTAATGGCACATCTTCATCGGTTATAACTATAAAACAAAGTTCTGGATGAAAAAGGTAATATTCACAGTATTTATAATACTATTGTTGCCATTAGTATTTCAGTCATATCCTTTACAGATCTTAAAACTACAAACCTTTGATTCTTTTGTTAAAGAATATGAGCCTAGTGGCAACTTTGCAATTCTCAATATAACGCAAGAAGATATTTTTAAATCTGGCGGTTGGCCATTTCCAAGACAAGAACTTGCACAGATACATGTTGACTTACTAAATGCAGGAGCTATTGGTGTTGGCTGGGTAATATCTTTTCCACAACCCGATCGCTTTGGTGGCGATGATGTATTTTTGGAGGCGCTTGGCTACAGTCCAAGTGTCTTAGCTATGTTTGAGTATGACAATGGTTTTTATCCACCAACCAGCGGAACTGTTTTACTTGGTGAAAATATAAGTGGTATCATGGCTAAGGGAGTTGTCTCGAACAGCCACGATTACCTCCAAATCCCCCAAGGTCTGTCATCAGCTCCCACCGAAGTTGATAATCTTGTAAGACGCCTACCGCTACTAATGCAAACACCTGATGGTTTTGTTTCTTCGTATGGCACAGAGGTCCTAAAGGTTTTAGCTAACGCCAATACTTACATAATTAAAGGCGATGAAAATGGCATGCAACAAATAACCGTGCAAGGGTTACCGCCAGTTGATGTTGACCGCTTAGGCAGAAAATGGATAAGCTGGGTGAAAACTCCAGAAACCACACTAGATGAAATGAATGTTAATGGTAAATTTGTTTTTGTATCGGTAGATGCTCCAGGTGTCATGCCACAAGTTGCAACTCCTGTCGGTTTGCTTGGCCCACACAAAGTTCAAGCAGCTTTAGCTGAGTCAATTTTAATCCAAGATTCTCCAAAAATACCAGATTGGGCATTAGCAGCAGAAATTTTAATTTTTGCGATTTTTGTGCTCACAGTTTCGCTTGTATGCGCATATCTTAGCATGACCAAGGCGTTAGCCTTCGGCGTTATTTTCATGGCCATGACAGGCTTCTTAGGCGTTTTTAGCATAAAAAATGGCATTTTATTGGATTTTTCATGGACTTTAGTGTCAGAATTTGTTGTTGGCAGCGTTATTTTCTATTTACGCTTCAGAAAAGAGTATTTATTACGTCAGCAAATTAAAAAACAATTCGAACATTATTTAGATCCACGACAGGTTAAACAACTTCAAGATAACCCAGATTTGTTAAAACTAGGTGGCATGAAAAAATATTGCAGTTATCTTTTCACCGATTTGCGCGGCTTCACTTCGTTAAGCGAAAAATTATCACCAGAGGAAGTTACAGATATTATGAACAAAACTTTGACTGTCCAGGTAAACGCAGTGCAAAAATTAGGTGGAATGACAGACAAATTTATAGGGGACGCAGGGATGTTCATTTTTGGAGCTCCCTTAGATTGTGAAGATCACGAAACCAAAGCGGTCCAAGCTGCAATAGATATACAAAAAGGCATAGCCGAACTGAACAAAACATTATCTACCCCGGTTGCAGTAGGCGTTGGCTGTCAGTCTGGATATGCAGTTATAGGTAATATGGGATCTGATACTCGGTTTGATTATTCTGCTATTGGAGATCCTGTAAACACAGCTGCAAGGCTAGAGTCGGCAACCAAAGAAGTAGGTGTCGACATCTTAATTGGCGATCAAACTGCAAAAAATTGTAAAATTGTATTAAAATTACTAAAACCTATAAATGTAAAAGGTAAAAAAGACAAACTAACTATATGGACAGTTTAAAAAAATTTTGGCAATGGCTTGTTGTATGGTACGAGTATTTTTTTGCAAACAGATACAAAGTTACTGTGTCTTTTAACAAAGAGTATGGCGATGACGATGATAAATTTTATATTACAAAAAAAATCTTAGTGCAAAAAGAAAAACATTTAAAGTTTAGAGATGAAAACAACAGAATAATTGAGTACAGAAGCGCCAGTGGCTTAAATTATATTATTGAGGATGTGTGATGCAGCAAATATTAATCGGAATTATCTTGGTTTTAGGCTTTAGCACTTATTGGCTTTATAAAGAAAACAGCACTCTTGAAGCTAACAACAAGGCTCTAGAGGGAGCTATAGCGACACAAGAGGCCGCTATAGAGTCATTACAAAATGATTTTTCGTTACAAACACAACAGTTAAAAAACATGACTGTTAAAAGCCAAGCTGCTCAAAGAGAACTAAACAGGTATTCTGAATTTATAAGAAATTATGAGTTAAGTGCTAAAATTATGGGCGATCCAATAGAAATGCAAAGGAAAATAAATAATGGAACAAAACATATCATGGAAGATATTGAGAACATCAGCTCAACAATTGATGATCTTGATGATGGTTTGCAGTTGCAGCCTAATTCCGACTAAAGAAATACAAATAACTGCAAAACCTATAGACAGAACTATAGTACAACCAGTTATGCCGAGAGAGATAGATCTTAAAGAAATAAGGTGGCTAACCATAACGCCAGAAAACTATGAAGAACAATTCCAATTAATAGAAGATCAAGAAGGAGAGCTTGTATTTTTGGCCATGACAATACCTGATTACGAAGTTATGGCTTACAACATGCAAGAACTTAAGCGCTATATAACCGAACTAAAAGACGTTGTGGTGTATTATAGACAAGTTACAACGCAACAGGAGAAAGAAGATGAGTGATCTGCCAGAAGCATTTGTTTATAAGTGCAAACTTAAATCGGTCACCGATGGCGACACTATTCGTCTTGAGACTATAGATCTTGGTTTTTCGGTGCAATTACACAACAAAGCTGTACGAATCGCGAAAATCGACACGCCAGAATCTCGGATAAATATTAAAAGATATCCTGAGCGCACTAAAGAAAAGGAGCTTGGCTTATTAGCAAAAGCAAAATTGAAAGAGTGGTTAGTTGGTGATATAACATTAAGATCTTATGGAACAGATAAATATGGAAGAGTTTTAGGCGATGTATTCTGCGATCAAGGCAATGTTGCAGACTTGCTTAAAGAAGCAAACCTTGCAGTCGATTATGACGGCGGTAAGAAAACAACAAAATGGGGAGAATAATATGCAAATTTCAGAGGAAGGAAAACAATTAATTAAGAAGTTCGAAGGGTGTCCAACTGACGGTGACATGGCTGTAAGTTATCGGTGTGCCGCTAATGTGCCCACAATAGGGTACGGATCAACTAGGTATAAAGGTAAGGCCGTTAAAGACGGTATGAAAATAACTTTAGAAGAAGCAGACAAGCTATTAGCAGAAGAGCTCCATGAATATGAGCTTCATATAACCAACATGGTAAATGTGAATCTAAGTGAAAATCAGTTTGCAGCACTTGTTGCTTGGTGTTTTAACATAGGTCCAAATGCAGCAAAAGGCAGTTCAGCGATAAGATTTTTGAATGAACAAAAATATGATGAGGTGCCAAAACGTATGAAGCTTTGGAATAAAGCTACTGTAAACGGTGAAAAAGTAGTTTTAGAGGGTTTAGTTAGAAGAAGAGAGGCAGAGGCATTATTATTTGAAGGCAAGGAATGGCACGAAGTATAACAGTGTGTAATACTACGGCTAGGCGTAAAAAGCTTAGAGCTGAGTTACAAAAAATATCGTCGCTACCTTGTTTCTCAGCTCGTTTATGAAAAATGTATCATTCAAAGATTTTGATATTTTATCTGAACAAGATAAAGCTGAGGCAGTAGCTCTAGTACAAAGATACGATCAACTAGAAAAACAAGACGGTTGTCAAAGCGACTTTATTAGTTTTATAAAACACATGTGGCCAGATTTTATTGAAGGCAGGCATCATAAAATTATTGCTAATAAATTTAACAATATAGCTGATGGCAAACTTAAAAGATTGATTGTTTGTTTACCGCCAAGACACTCCAAGTCAGAGTTTGCATCAACCTTTTTTCCTGCCTGGATGATGGGCAGAAGAGGTAACTTAAAAATAATACAAACCACTCACACAGCTGAACTTGCAGTAAGGTTTGGTAGAAAGGTAAGAAATATTATTGACAGCACTGAATATCAGCACATTTTTCCTGAACTTAAACTACAAGCAGACAACAAATCAGCCGGGCGTTGGACAAGTAACCAAGAGGGCGAGTTCTTTGCTGCTGGTGTTGGTGGTGCTATTACAGGTCGTGGTGCGGATCTTCTTATAATAGACGATCCTCATTCTGAACAGGACGCGCTTTCGCCCAAAGCGTTGGAATCAGCATACGAATGGTACACATCTGGACCTCGACAGCGTTTACAACCAGGCGGGATTATAGTGATAGTAATGACAAGATGGAGCACTAAAGATTTGGTTGGCAAAGTGCTAAATAAACAAGGCGAAGAAAATGCTGACAAATGGGAAGTTGTTGAGTTTCCTGCAATCATGCCAGATTCAGAGAAACCATTATGGCCTGAGTTTTGGAAAAAAGAAGAATTATTAGGCGTTAAAGCATCATTACCTATATCTAAATGGAACAGTCAATGGATGCAAAACCCAACAGCTGAGGAAGGATCTATTGTCAAAAGAGAATGGTGGAATCGATGGGAAGATGAGGATGTGCCGCCTTATAGTTATGTTATACAAAGCTATGATACGGCGTTCTCAAAAAAAGAAACAGCTGACTACTCTGCCATAACAACATGGGCAATATTCAATCGTGGCGATGAAAACAACGATGAAATTATTTTGCTAGATGCAAAAAGAGTGAGGTGCGACTTTCCAGAGTTAAAAAAACTAGCTTTAGAAGAATATAGGTATTGGGAACCAGATTGTGTGTTAATCGAGGCAAAAGCATCAGGAACGCCGCTCACACACGAATTACGACGTATGGGCATACCTGTAACCTCTTATACTCCAAGCAGAGGACAAGACAAAATAGCACGAATGAATAGTGTTGCACCTATATTTGAATCAGGTATGGTTTGGGCACCAGAAGCGGATTTTGCAGAGGAGGTTATTGAAGAGATGGCGTCCTTTCCTTTTGGTGATTATGACGACTATTGTGATAGTGCTACAATGGCTTTGATGAGATTTAGGCAAGGTGGCTTCATATCTTTGTATGAGGATTACCAAGATGAGGTGAAATTATTAAGGAAGAACAGGACAATTTATTATTAAAAACTTATGCAACTAGGTTTTTGTGTGATGGCACAGAATATATTGGGCCATTAATACATGCTCCTAGCTTAGAGTCAGCAAAACTCATAGCTGAATACCATGGTCTTTTGCTTGATGGTGAATTAGAGGCTATTATAGGCACAGAAATAGATTTAGAGGAAGATCTGAAAAATAAGGTAATACATTAATATGGCTATAGACAAATTAGGCACTAATAATGATCCAGATGTAAAAGTGCAAGGGTCAGCAGTGAATGTCGTACCTGACACCACTAGAGACGAGCAAATACAAGCAGCAGCACAGGTGTTGGTAAATGATGAACAGATCTTGCTAGATGATGAAATTCAAACACCAGCACAACCACAAATGAGTTTTGATGCTAATTTAGTAGATTTTATAGATATTAACACCTTAGAAAAAATATCTAATGATCTTTTAGATGCAATAGATTCTGACAAACAATCTAGAGCTGAATGGGAAAAAACCTATACAGATGGTTTGAAATACCTAGGCATGAAGTTTGACGATACCAGATCGCAACCCTTTGAAGGCTCATCTGGCGTCGTGCATCCTATCTTAGCTGAGGCAGTCACACAGTTTCAAGCACAAGCTTATAAAGAAATGTTGCCAGCAAAAGGTCCAGTAAAAACAGAAATAGTTGGTGCTAGAACTATAGAAACTGAAAGTCAAGCAGAGCGTGTTCAAGAATTTATGAACTATTACATTATGAACGAGATGGACGAATATGATCCTGAGCTAGATCAAATGTTGTTTTATTTACCGCTTGCTGGCTCTTGTTTTAAGAAAATATATTTTGACTTTGTGTTAAACAGAGCAGTAGCTAAGTTTGTAGCTCCTGAGGATCTTATAGTTCCCTATGAGGCAACAGATATTAGTTCAGCTGAAAGAATTACACACTCTATAAGCATGTCTGCTAATGAAATTAAAAAACAACAGGTTTCTGGTTTTTATGCAAACGTAGACATAGGCTCAGGATCATATAGCGAAGATATGGACGAAATATCTGAGGCAATAGATGATATCCAAGGCATTTCACCAAGTTATAAAGAGAATAGAAATAGAACGGTTTACGAAGTGCATACAGTGCTTGATATAGAAGGTTTTGAGGATCTTGATGCGCAAGGTGCGCCAACAGGACTCAAACTGCCATATATTGTAACCATCGAGGAAGATTCACAAAAAATACTTTCAATCCGTAGAAACTATAGAGAAAATGACACCCTTAAAAATAAAATTAATTATTTTGTTCAATATAAGTTTTTACCGGGCTTAGGGTTTTACGGTCTAGGTCTGTCACACATGATTGGTGGGCTGTCAAAAGCGTCAACTTCCATCCTTAGACAGCTTATAGATGCAGGCACATTAGCAAATTTACCAGCAGGATTTAAGGCTAGAGGTATGCGTATCAGAGATGAAGATGATCCATTACAACCAGGCGAGTTTAGGGATATTGATACCACAGGCGGTTCTTTACGAGAAAATCTAATACCTCTGCCAATAAAAGAGCCAAGCAATGTATTAATGCAACTTTTGGGTATTTTGGTTGATTCTGGTAAAAGATTTGCGGCCATAGCTGATATGAATGTTGGTGATATGAACCAAGCGATGCCTGTTGGTACAACTGTTGCTTTACTTGAGCGTGGCACTAAAGTTATGAGCGCAATCCACAAAAGATTACACTACGCACAAAGAATTGAGTTTGGTTTGTTGGCTAAAGTATTTAGCGAGTATTTGCCTCCTGTTTACAATTATCAAGTTGGTAGCGGAGCTCAAGAAGTCAAACAAATGGATTTTGATGACAGAGTAGATATCATACCTGTTTCAGATCCTAATATTTTTTCACAAAGCCAAAGAGTTACTTTAGCTCAAGAGCTGTTACAAATGGTGCAATCAAACCCAGAAATCCACGGTCCGACAGGCATTTATGAGGCCTATAGAAGAATGTATGCAGCTTTGGGAGTTGACAATGTAGATGCTCTTTTACAACCACCGCCTGACATGACGCCAAAGCCTGTTGACGCAGGTCAAGAAAATGCAGGGTTATTATTAGGCCAGCCAGCTCAAGCTTTTGCAGAACAAAATCATCAAGCTCATTTAGAAGCACACAAAAGTTTGTTTCTAACAGATATTGTAAAACAAAGCCCGCAAGTCCAAGCTTTAATAATTTCGCATTGTATGCAGCATCTTCAATTTATGGCTATGCAAATGGCACAAGAACAAATGCCGTCAGAAATGCAACAGCAAATACAACAAATACAAGCACAAATGCAACAAGTGTCTCCACAGGAAGCGTCAGCTATACAACAACAGATTCAAATGATTATCGAACAATTTAGCTCACAGATAATGGCACAACTAGCTAGTGAGTTTTTACAATCTATTGGTATGGGAGGCAGTGAAGATCCATTAGTGGATATTAGAAAGCGTGAATTAGACTTGCGTGATAAAGAACTTGACATGGAATCTGAACAATTTGTTGCAAAACAAAACCAAAGACAGCAAGAAAAAATCATGGATAGCGAAATACAACAAGATAGACTAAATGTGCAAAAACAAATAGCTGATGATAAACTTGGTGTAGCAATAGATAGATTAAGACAAAATGCAGATCTTAAACTGCTTGAACTTGAGAATAAATTAAGAGGAATAAGATGACCACATCATATAAATTAGAGGCACAAAAAAAACTTAAAGCTGAAAAAAAAGTTCTAAGAGAGCAAGAAGCAATTGAACATAAAGCAAAGCTTGAGCAAGCTGAGAAAGCTCATCAAGCTAATATGGAAAGGTTGGCTCAAAAGATGGCAAGAATTAACGGCGAAGTTGTTGAAGAGGAAAGGCCAGTAAAGAAAAAAGCTACAGTTAAAAAAGCAAAACCAAAAAAGCCAGCGGCAAAAAAAAGAGGTAGGCCAAAAAAATCTTAATTTATGGACGAAATTCAAGTAATCGATAACATTAAGAAAGTTATTGCTAGCCGAGAGCAACAGATCCAAGAAACTCTCATGTCTGGTGGCTTAAAAGATATTGAACATTATAAATATTTGCAAGGAGAGCTTTCTGCTTTATACTATATTGCAAAC